TCTTTACCACTAGCCCCAAGTTCTTCATTAGTAATCAAATAATACTGATTATCTTTTACCATATAGGTTTTGTATCGTTCAATATTATTTTTTATATAATTAACTCTAAAGTTTTTAAATTTATTTGCTACTTCATCATCACCCTTGTGTTGATATAAATTTACTCCTTCATTATAGGATAAATTAACACGAATACGATTACTATCCATTACCTCTGTAATTGTTGCTACATAATCTCTTGGTTTTAATTTTGCTTGTGCTTGAGTAGTTGTGATAATCTTTTCTTTTGCCGTACCACCATTTCCACCACTTTCATTTTCAGTATCAGATTCAATAACTTTTTTAGGAACTTTAGGAATAAATCTTTCTAATCCAGCTTCTTCTAAAGCTTTCTTTGTATCCGGCTTTACTTCAAATACTTCTCCGGCCTCATCTTTACCTGTTGCTACGTGTTCTGCAAAATCTTCTCTTAGTGCTTCAATAGCTGGTGGTGGGTCTTGTGGGTCGAATCCTACATCTTTGATTGGGTCTACAAAAACTCTACCGTCTCCACCAATTTCTTCCAATACTACTCCACCTGGTCCAAGAATTTCTGTTACTCCATCGGGTCTTAAATTTGTTTCTGACCTTATTTGCATTGGTGTTTGAACACCTATATCTTTTGTAGGTGTTTCTATTGGTGGTGGTAATAATACTGGCGCTGGAATAACCAATGGTCTAACTGGCGCTGGTAATGGTTGTAGTTTTATAACTTCTGCTACTTGCTCTAATTGTATTTCTGCTTCAGTTACAACTTTTGGTGGTCTTGGTGTATATGCTGCTGCAATATTTGCTACGGCATTACCTGGCTGTGAAGTATCTTTTTCTTCCGATACATTTTCTATCTTAGGTCGTATAGGTAATCTTGGTGGTGGTGTAACGACTTTCGCTCTTGCTCCACCAGCTGCTGCTCTATTTGAGACTGGCTGATTTTTACGAGTGACACTTGTATTGTCCTCACCCCCAACTTCTCTACTATATCCTCTTGCTCTAGCCATTAGTATTGTCCATCTGCTGCTTGTTCTTGAAGTGTCGCATCTGCTACTTCATCACCTTGTGAAGCTAATTCAATTAAATCTTGTTTTGATAAATTTCTATAATCATCTTCAAATACTGGGTCTTGTTGTTGAGTTGAAGTATCTTCATTTGTTGTATCTTCATTACCTGTAATCTTATATAGACTCGGTATAACGATTTGTCCACCTACCATATTTTGTGTAAATCCTCTATCTTTTGGATTAATATCAAACTCTAAAACATTTTGGTCTTTTGAATCAAATTTAATTAATCCACCATTGTCTGCTTGAATCGCTTCATATTCAATCATAGCGTTCATTTCTTTAAAGTCATTTAAATATTCTGCATTATTTACTAAACTATCAGTTATAATTTTTACTTCTGTTTTGTCAGGTGATGTTTCACCGACAATATATTTTTGTTCTTTGATAAATACTTCCATAGGTTCTGCATTTGATTTTTCTTCATCTGATGTCTTTTGGAAGTATCTTACTTCTCCATTAATTATTTTTCGTTCAGCTTCACCTTTAAATAATGTTCCATCTTCTTTAATGAAAACATTTCTTGGTCTACCTGCTAATCGTCTTAAAAATTTATAAGTAACTTTAAAATCACCTTGTCTAAAACCTAAGTTTCTTAGATGTTGGCCAATATTCAAATCAACAAAAGAACCATCAGAAGTTACTTCAAATTCACCCAATCCCATTATTCTTGTTACAAGTAAAGTATCTTGTATATCATAAACATACAACGCAACATAATCGTTGGTAGTATCTTTACCAAAGCTACTATAAACTTTACCTGGTTGGTAATAATTTATTTTTTCTTTATCTGTAAATCCGTATTCTAAAGCCATTGTTACCCTTAATTAAGTTTCTTATCTATTACGTATGGAAATTGTAATTGTAACCATATTCGTTGACCTTGTAGCGTTCTGTATAAATGGTCTTCAACTATTTCGTCATAACGAAAATTCTTTAAATCTTTGTTTACTTCTTTAAATCTTTTAGAACTTATTCCTCTAACATCTCTTTTTGTATTAACTCTAAATTCTTCCCAACCATCAGCGTTAACATTTTTTTTATCTTTACGATTTTCTGAAAAGAATTGTATCAATCTTTCGTGTAATCTATCTGTTGATATATCTGGTGTGTTATCATCATTAAAATATTCATTAGTGAATTGAATTAAATAATCTCTTATGGTTGCTTGAAATTCAATTATATCTGTTGTTATTGGGTCGATTGTTGTATCTGTTGCTGAATCGGTTGTTGAACTATCTTGTCCTGCTCCAAAGAAACTAAAACTATTGTCAAGTTCTCCCGTAAAGAATTGTTGTTTGTTTTCTAAACGAACTTGTTGAAAGTCTTCTTCCAATGCAACTCCATCAACTGAACCCTCAAATGATTGTAGTCTTCCTACTGAATCCCTTAGTGGTGCTTTCGCATCAACTACTGAACCTGATATATTCAACGACTTTTTTAGATTTTCAATTTCATTTTGATATTCTATGACATCTCCACTTAGGATATTATCATACAATTCTGATTTCTTTCTTGCGTCGGAAGGTAAGTAAGGCACTTTATCTCACCACTCTAAATTCAAATTCATCATCATAGAAATTAATTTGTTCATCAGTAGTGTCACTACCACTAATTACTTTAATAGCAAATCTATAATTTCTCTCTGCTTGTAGTCCGTCCATTTGTATGTTAAAGAAATTACTTGTTGAATCACAACTAATCTTAGAACCCGTTCCAAATGGAATTATCTCTTCCTCTGTTTCTGCGTCACGAACTGAATAAAAAGCAGATGCACTTGGTAAATATTTTACATCTAATTCACTTGGTGTTGTTGCAAAAGAAGTTGTTGGATACAATTCTCTACCAACTACTCTTAATTTTACTTTTGATTTTTCTTTGTATTCAGGTCTTAAATTTTTAAAATATATTTTTAATCTTTCTAAATCTGTTGAACTTAAAGCTGATAAACTTCCTGTTGCCCAACTTGAGTCATCCCACACTGCTTCCAATTTAGGTGGATAGATTGTATGAGTTTCTCTTGAAAAGAATTTTAGATTTCCTAATCGAGTTGAATCACCTTCTTGTCCTGCATTAAATGTGAAACTTGCTGTTGCGTGATTGCTTCCATATGAACCACTATCCTCTCGTTTCAGAATAAACCCGTTGTTCGGGTAAACTGAACTTGAGTAAACCCAATTATTCACCATATCAGTAACATCTGCTCTAATATCTTTCTTATCAAATGTAATGTCAAATGAAGAACTAATACCATATTCTTGATTAGCATCAAGACTTGCTGAAAACCAAGTACCACCTTCAGTCAATACCGAACCCGTAATCCAAGGCGTTAATGCGTCGTGATTACGATATTGATAACTTGCTCCGTCAGAAGTTACTGGATTGTGGTCAAGTTTTCCTGTTCCTGCAGTCCAACTACCACTTACCATATAAATGTGCAGTTTTTGTTCTGCTTCAACTTCTTCCGAAGTTGCGTCAAATAAATTTAAAAAGAATTTTGTTCCTGTTGGCATTAAACCACTTTGGATTGATTCTGAAATATATGCTAAATCAAAGTCAATCAATACTCTTGATACATTTGCTATACTACCATTTTGTTGAACGACTTTATTAACTTCTAATATTTCATCTAATCCAGTATTAATGGAAGCTGTTGTTCCACCTGAATAAAGTGTTGTGTCTCGTTTTCCAAATTCAAAATAATGCATTATTTATCTCCCAATACTCTTCCCTCGATATCACTATCGGGGAATTTCAGTTCAAATATACTTGGGTCTAATGATGGATATACAACTCCGTCTTTTGATGCGGAATCCATATCATAAACATTACCACTATAATTGTCTGTTGTTAAATGTTTATTCGTAATAACAATTAAATTCTTTTGTGGATTATTTGTTTCTGGTGGAACAATTGAAACTACTCCGTCCACTAATGAAATCTGATATGCTAAATCACTCAACACAATCGGTTGATTAATTTGCCACTTCTCTGTTGCGAAGAAATTCTTCACTTGTTGTATTGCTTTAAACAATACATCATTTTTATTAAATCCTCTACGAGTTATGATATTAAACTTAACTCCAATATTAATAACATAAGCGTCTTTAAGATTAATTGCATCTGTTAGTAATCTATATTGTGAAAGATATAATTTTAAATTTTCTTTTACTGCTTGATTTACTTGAGTTAGTTTTTTATTTCCTGTATGACCTAATAAATACATATTCAATGCCATAGGATTAGGAATAGTTGAGATGTTTCCAATTCGTTTTGCTACTCCATCAATGACTTCCAATTGTCCATTTTGTTCTAATTGTTCATCTTGAACAATAAATGCTTTTGCAATATTACCATATTTCTGTGGTAATGAATAAACTCTCGTAATGTAGTCTGCTCTTGTTACTGCTCTATTCTGTGCATTAAAGTATGCTGCAGCATTTTCTTTTATTTCAATTAATGTTTCTTGACTTGCTCCACCTGAGCTTGGTGATTCATTAAATACTATCAAACTTCCATTTGAAGTATCTTGTGTAGCAGTATCTAAACCTGATGTGCTATTTGTATAGGTTTTACTCTTAAAGTTTGTAATTGCATTTGTTGGAACATTATCTTCAACTGCTCCACCGTAATTATATTTTACAGTTAATGTAGTGCTTGATGGTGATAATCCAAATGTTTCAGTCTTTAGGAAATTACTTGGGTCAAAACTTTCATCTAATCTTGAAATACCCGTTCCTAATGATGAACCAACATTATCTGGATTTGGAATCAATTCTTCATCTGCGTCTGCACTAATACCACTTCCGAATCGTATTTCCATTTTATTATCATCACGAACATAAGTTGTAAATCGTCTTGCTGTTTTAATTAATTTTAATAAGTAAGGTGAATCATTTTGATGTTCTGATAAAGCTGGGTCATTGAGTGTTGTATTCTCTTCTGATTCAAATATCGTATCTTGTGCTAAGAAAGGAACTTGATACCAAGTATTATTTTCACTATCAGTTACTGATATAATCTCAGTTACCTTATCGTTTGGTAAAACTACCTTATCAAACTTTTTAGCAGTTGTAAATGTAAATGTTTTACTTTCTCTTTTTCCAGATTTTGCTAAAACTTTTTTAGTTAATCTATAATTTGTTGGAATATTACCGGTTGCTGGTTGTAATGTTTCTACTTGCATTGGGTCTAATGAACTTGATGCTTTAAAGTTAACATCATCCAATAAACTAAATTCTATTCCATTTGGTGTTATTGTGGTTGAGTTTGCACTTATGATACCAGCGTAATCTAAATCTGCTTTATATACACCACTACCTAAATCTTTTGCAGGAACATCAACTTGAACCGTAAGTTCTACCGTTGAAGGTGCTGCTAATCTTGGTTTATATCCATATGATTGAGCAATTGCTAATACATTTTTTCTTTCCTCTGCAAATTGTAATAATGTTTCTCTAAATTGATTATCAACATAATAATTCAATACATCACCTACATACGCAGCCATTTCAACAAACATCATTCCTGGTGATGCTTCATTGAAATCATTGTATGTTGTTGGGAAGTAACTCTTTGCAAATTCTATAAGATTTTGTCTTATATCACGGAAATCTCTACCGAGATAATTTACCTCTTTTTTTACTAATTTTTTATTTGTTCCGTAGTCTACTTGCCTCGGCATTTCTTATTCTCCTGTATTAAAAGTAAATGTTATAGTATCTAATGTTTCGGGGTCTAATGATACTGAAAATTCAAGCTGAACATTTATAATATTCGTGCTTGCATTTTCCTGTAAAACAAACACATTATTTATAATGATATAAGGTAATTGTGTACCAATTACTTCTCGTATTTCCTCTTCAATAGATTCTTCAACATTACCAACTTGGTCAAATATTATATTTCTTAAATTTGAACCCAAGTCTGGTTGCATAGGTCTTTCACCCTTTGCAGTTAATAAAACATTTCTAACATTAGACCTAGCTTGTTCCAGTATAGTTTTGGTTTTATTAAAAAATCCATTTACTCCATAACTTAATGGAAATCCAACTCCAACATATACATCATCATTATTATCTATTTCTCTTACACTTGTCACTTTTTATTCCTATGGTCTGAAGTTGCCTTCACCCTTTTTCTTTTTATCCATTGCTTTCATCAATCCAGAATAATCACGAGTTAAAGCGTCTTGGACACCTTCTGGAACTTGGTCTACTGAAACACCTTGTTTCTTGATTGTATCTACTGCTGCCATTTCTCTTGCTCGTTCTTTATTTTGAACTCCACCCAAATTTCCATAACCCAATACTTCTGCCATATTGTCACTACCTAATACACCACCGCCCAATGTAGGATAGTCATCAGACTTTGCCTGTTGTCCTAATGGGTTCGTGTTGTTCAATACTTCATTCAATGTTGAATTTTTGGTGTATTGTTTTTTAGTTTTTTTCTTTACTATGTTTGGTTTTGGTTTAGAAATCACTTCTGATAGTTTGATTTCTTTATCTTCATTAATAAATATCTCACTTAGCTGCTTTTTAATCTCTTTACGGACAACTAATTCAATTATATTTTTTAACTTACTCTTATTCATTACTACTCCTATTTAGTTTAATTATATGTTTTCACCCAGTTTAATTAGTTCTGCTATTATTCCCATTGAAGATAGTTTTTGGGCGTCTTGTTCTGTCTTTTTAGAACTGATTAATAATTCTCTGACTTGTGGTGAACCACCAAAGTCAAGATATCTTTTTACATCTTCAGTATCAACACCCTTCGATGCAATCACATCTCTAATATCTGTTGTGTCTAATGGTGGATTATTTGGGTCTGCCTCATAAGCATCAAGTGCTTCTATTATTGATTGCGTTGAACCACCACCTTGTTGTATAGTATCAAATGCTGCATTTAATGCCGCAACCGCTACAGCTGCTGCTGCTGCCTGTGCTTGTATGTTTGCTACTTTAGATTTTGCTTTATCAATATCGTCAAAAAATTCATTCCACGCGAGTTTATTTTTAGCAGGAAGAGAATCTAACTCATTTAATCCGAGTGCTTCAGTTAGTTGATTCAACGATACGGTTTTCCATTCTTTTTTATCTACCCATTTAAAATCAAAAAAGTCTTTTACTTTTTTTAATTGGTCATTAAAAAACTGCAAATCAAGTAAATGGCCTGAAAGGTTTAGCGGGTTTATTACTCCCGGTGCTATTACGGGTGGTAATATTTTTGATGCTGCTGATATTACTCCATTGTTAATATTTGCTATATGTGGTTTCATAGATTCTGCCATTGGTAAAATGTTTCGTGGTAATAACTTTGTATCACTATCTATATCATCTATCTTGTCACTTATATCTTTTTTTACTCCATTGGAATAATCCGTTACCATTTCGTTGGTTACAATACTTACCGCTTCACTATTTTCAATATTTACTTTATTACCTTTAATAAATATATCACGTTGTGCAAAAATACCAATATCATCTGACTTAGCATTTATCATAATTCTATCGGAATCAAAAATAATTTGTGGTAAGTTATAATCTATATTTAATCCTCTACTATCTTCTCCACCCATTTCAGGCCCTTCTTTTAAAGTGGGTTCTGAATACACTATCTTTTCGTTAGTGGTCATTTGAATTGAAGAATCACTAGCTAGTAAATTTATGTTTGGTGAAATAGATTCACCTTCGATTTGATTACTACCTAAAATAACTGAATTACCAAATCGTCCTTGTATGATTGTATCACCTTCGGAAAATGGCACTTTTGGCGGAGATGTATCTACAAAATATCTACCTTGTCTATACTGTTCCAATTCACGATTACTATTTAGTAATGTACCTTCTTCATCATCATTTTTTGATTTATCTCCAACACTACTTTTATTAAAGTTTTGAAAATTTACTTTATTAGTATCAGTATTTAATCTACCAAAGTAATATCTTTGTTGAGTGGTTTTATCATTAAATCCAAGAACTATTTCGCCAACTATTGGTATCTGTAATATATTGGCATTTAATGGTAAAAATTCTTGTAATTCACTTGGACTATCTCCCTCCTCTGAAACAACATATCTACCGACTATTGTTCCTCTATCATCAGAGATATCCATTACCTCTAATGCTTCTAATTCATAGAATAAGTGTTCTGCACCTAATTGCGCAAGTTTATTTCTTAATCCATCACTCGTAAGTATATGGTTATCTAAAGGATTTGGTTCTCCACCAGAACCCCTTTTAATAATGTGAGCCATTAGTTTTCCTGTTTAATATCTTGAATAATTTCGTCTTGCTTGTTTTGTAACTCTTGAACATTTTCTTCTATTGCATCCATCAATTGTTCTTTTTCTGATTCGGATAGTCCGAACTCTTCTCCAGCATCTGATACTCTTTTTTCAGCTGCTGTAATTCTTTGAACGATTGTTGCTAATTTGACGAGTTGTTCATCGTTCTTTACATTAATTTCTAAGTATTCTTTTAACATAGGAATCATTTGCACGGCTGTATCGCCATCTTTAATAAATCCCACTACCTCTTTCATCAATACTTCTAATTGCTTCTTATTGGTATGGGAATTATCATAGATGTCTTTGAACACATCACCGAGTGTTTTTCCTTTGAATATTTCATAATCTGTTGACATAATTTTGCTTAATTTTGCTTGTTTTTAATCTAATAATAAATAGGTAAATATCAAAAAATAGGGATATATATTTATATATCATTTGATTTTTGTTAGATTCGCTAATAGTTATTATACGACTACGGAATTTGTAGTCTTTTAGATAAATAAAAAGGGGAAACTAAAATGAAAAATACTATGGCAATGATAATGGATGTAGTTTCAGGCATAAAAGGCCTGTTATATCACGTTATTGGTCTTGGGGTACTTGTTCAACTAATATTTGTTGGCGGGTTCTTCGGTATGGACATTATTGGTAATCTTATCGGTTTAGTGAATTTGTTTGCAACAAGTGGATTCGCTGGATTTATAGCACTATTAGTAGTGTTGGGATTACTTAATAAGTAAAAAAGAATAAAGGTGGAATTAAAAAGGGGCGAGAATATCGCCCCTTTTTTGTTTTATAGATTATCCCAACTACCTGTAAATTTGGTTTCTATTGAACCAGTAGTTAAGTAATTGTATTGTAGATTAACGTGATGTTTCTTCATCACATTGACAACACGAGTAATGTGTTGTGTATTTGAATTGGTCATTTCTCTAATCATAATGTATAGAGCTTTCTTATTGAAGTTATCAATGTTCTCTCTATGTTCCATAAGATACAAAACCGAATTAGCAACATCCATATCTTGTTTTCTTTTGAAAACCGTAGTTAAGTTATTTGCCCAATACTCAATGAACAAATCAAGATATTCTTTCTTTGCTGTGATTAAGTCAGCTCGTGTTGCTTCTTTAACGGGGTCACGTTTGTAATCAGTAACTTCTTCTCCGTCAGTTTGTTTCATCTTCTTGTAATTATTATTGTTGTGTAGAATCAAATAGTTCTTAGCAACAATACTAAAGTATGAGAATGCTTTTCCTTTACCTTCGGTAAACTTATGCATATTCATATATAGAAAACTAACTACTTCGTGTTTCACATCATCTGATGGAACATCAAAGTAATAAAACTTAAATGTATGAATTATATTTTCTGCCAGCTTTTCAAAGGCATTTCTGATATGTTCATTATAAATTCTCTCCCTCATATGAGGACGAGTTTCTTTATTGTGTCTTATGATAGCATTTTCTGTATCTTGTGTAAAGTAATATCTTGGTGATGTCTTTGCTGCTTTTCTTGGCATTTATACTTCCTTTTCTGTTATTTCGTTTAATTCATCTACGGTAGCTTTGATTGATTGGAATACAATTCCTACCTCATCGTCAGCTTCAAAGTTTCCTTTGTCGTCAATTTGTTTTAATGTTGCTTGTGTATCAATTACTCGTTGTGCGTAATCTTCTATCCAAGTTTCTAATCGTTCAGTTTTTCTCGTTAAGTTAAATATAACATAACTTTCAACCAAAGTCAAGAGAATTAATATTATTAAAAAATAAATCACTTTTTTGCCTCCCCAAATAGTTCGTTAAATATATCTTTAGCGTCTGTTGACTTGGTAAACTTTTCTTTTACTTGTGTATCAACTGCTGCTTTAATGTTTGTTACTGATTTCATAACCTTTTGTGATTCCTTTTTATCTTGACGATGCCATTCATCATATTCGGTATGAGTCGCCATCATATCTGCTTGGTGTAAAATGTAAGCGATATTACTTTTCAATCTCCAAGCTGGATTATATCCTTTAAGATATTTTTCATTAGCGTCTTCGTAAAGTCCGTCCGTTAACATCAATCCAAGATATTCCCACTCCGTCATATCTATTCCATAATGTTGTAAAATAAATAATGACCTATCCGTAACATTCATATAAGAAGATAGATTATTATTGTGTGTATAAATCTCTCCCATATTTTTTACTCTCCAATCATTATCTTGAACGACATAATAATCATTACCTTGTAAATCCCCAACTTTACCTAAGTCGTGATGTAGAGCTGCAAATACTAATTCTTCATTAGTAAAGTTAATTGTTGCTCCATTGGATTCCCAAGTATCTCTAATCTGTTGTGACATATTGACTACGTGTAATATATGTTCTACATATCCACCCACCATAGCGTTGTGAAATGCTGCTTTACCACTTGCTGGCGCCACTACCATTCTGTCCTCAAAATCATCATACATTTTGTTGAGTTTTTCTAATCTATCTCCTGTAAATGTATTGTTGATAATTGTTCGTAAGTCCGTCCAATTGCTTTGTATTTTTTGTTCTGTTAATTGCTTCATTTTTCTATAACCTCGTATCTATTTTTTGTAAATTTTATATCTGTTTCATTTCTTAATCTATTTCTATATGAAGTAAACCCAATTCTTACTCCCCAACCCATATGTAATAATATCTCATTTTTGGTTACGGATTTTTTAGTTCTGATAAAGTCTACTATCTTATCATATGATTCAGTTCTTTTAATTGTATTTAAATTATCAATAGCGCCTTGAAACATATCATTAATTTTTAAAATTTGTTTTTCCCATTTACTATCTTGAAATCTTTGTAATGATTTTTCTGAATACTCGTTTCTAAATTCTTTATCATCTAATACTTTATTCATTGAATCAAGAAAAGTATTTGAATCATTATAATATATTCCAGCGTCATCTGCTAACTCGTGATAACTTCCGTCATCTGAAAACATATAAGGAACTCCGACACTCATTCCGTCAGTAGCAGATATTGCCCAACCCTCATACTTTTGTTTACAACAAACTCCAACTTTACAAGATGATAGTTTAGAAAAATACCCAAACCTATCATACTTATCAATTGTAATATATTCTCTTTCTTTTGATTCTGCTAATGGCACCCATACTTCAAAGTCTTGTCTTTGTTCCCAAAGTTTATCCATTTGCTCTAAAAACCAGGGATAATTTTTATATGCGTGTGGTCGGTGATTATAAACAACTATATTTTTGTCTGTTGTTTGTTGTTCATAGTTTGGTGTTTCCCATCCGAGATATTGTGGTTTAAGAATATCATCTAATTGTTTAACGACATTATCATTAAAATGTTCTTTAGCATTTTTCAATACAAGTTCTTTTTGTGCTTGTGTATTGATACCACACTTTTCCATTTGTAGTAAACCGATTATATTAAATGCTAAACCAACCTCATATTCATAGTTGGTTATCTCTTTAAATTCAGTCCAATGAGTATATCCAATAATTGTAGGACATATATCGGTTGTGTTGAAAAGTAAATTTTTTAACTGACCAGTATGTTCTGGTAAATGTGAATATAAAATATCATAATCAGTATGTTTCCAATTGATTGCTTTGAACACTTCTTTAAATGGAAATGCCATTCTCATAGAATTTGGATAAGACATCTGTGGAACTATTAATTGGTCGGTATTGTCAAATTGTAAACTCGGTATAAGTTCTGGTGACAATATTGTCCAATGTAAGTCAGTTCTTATCTTATTCATTTCTTTAATGATGTTTCCAAGCACGACAACATAACTATCCTTTTCTAAATCCTTTTGGAAAGTAATGTTTGGATACACGAGTATCTTATACTTGCATTCTTTATCGTCTGATGTGAATCTATCGATAGACATTATGAATTATCTGACTCGTGTGTTGAAGCTTCTTCAAATTCAAAATCATATCCAGCTGGTTCAACGAACTTTTCCATCAAATCATAGTATTTCTTTTGATTTGTTTTTGCCCAAGCTGTCTTCCAATCTTTTGATGGGTGATGAACCACTACTACGACTTTATCGTAGTCTGAATATAACAACTTGTTCTGAATATTGTCCATACTCATCTTAGCTGATGTCATCATTATTACTAATGTTTTATCTGAAAGTCTGTATTCTGCCTTAAGGTCTTGGGCTTCAGCTGACATTACATTCCATTTTTTCCAAACCTTTCCAGTCATTTGTTCGTATTCGACATCTTCAACTTTCTTCTGAACTCTATTGGCTATTACACCACGAGTTCGTGAATTTAGTCCAAAACCAACGAGCATTTGAGAAGCTTCATATTCAAATGGTTTGATTCCATATTCTTCATATAACCCAAGTAATTGTTTCTCATAATCATCATTATCATTTTCTTTTCTTTTCTTTTCATCTTCTGGATTAAGTAGTAATCCTAATTGACCAATTTCTACTTTACTCCAATCTGTCAGGTCTACATCTACATATTTATATTGAGTAGCTGACTTAGACTTTTGGATACCTTTCTGAGTATGTTTTCCACCGATACGAACTCGGTCAAAACCAAGAACATCTTCAGCTCCAATAGCCATTACCAATGGGTCTGTATATTCAATTGAACCACCATTCTCTTCAATCCTATCTGCTATATATTGGATTCTGTCTGGATACTCTTGGTATCTAACTTGGAATGTGTGCATATCTGTAAGTTCTTCTTTCTTACCGAACTTGACATCAAACTCTCCACACGAAGCATTATCGCCATCACCGAGAATTCTTTTAGCCATTATTTGGGCTTTGTGAACATCAAGTTTAGGTTTAGCACCTTCACTTATATTATAACTCATATCATTTGTCCTCACATTATTATTTCTTAGATATGAACCCTCATATCTTGTTGCTTCTTCTTTTGTTTCAAACCACTCAATTACTTCATACTTCCAATTAATATTTGAGTTTGAAAAATCTTCTCTAAGTTCAGGACTTGAACTTGTTTGCCAATATCCATCCCAAACTTCTCCCTTATGATATCCAAAATACCATTTATCATTTGTAAGATTTGTCCACTTGTAGCAAAAGTATTTAAATCCAGAAGGATTATCTTTTATTTCTTTTTCTAATATTCTATCTGTCATTTTCATTTATCTTCCAATATCCTTTAAGTATTTTTCTTTTGCTTGTTCCCAAGTGATGTTAATCATACCTGAATAAAATAACATCTCTGGTTTAATTTTATTTTGTTCTAATAGTTTCTCATATCGTTTGATTGCTTTACGCTTCCACCAACTATCAATATACTCAATATCTCTATCGAACATATTTCTAATTTGTAATTCATCTTCTTTGATTTCACTTCTTAGAAATTCTTTTCCATTTTGATATATATTTGAAAAGTAACAACCTCGTTTGAATCCGTGTTCATACTTTGCTCTCTTAATATCTAATTCTTTATATATCAATTGAATAATCTTTTGTTTAATACCTGTTACGGGTTGGTTTGTTTTACCCGTTGTAACTCTTAGATAATCTTCTGTTCGGTGTTCTTTCAACCATTGGTGCCAAGAATCATAAAATGAATCATCTGGTTTTAAACTAATCTTACCTTTGGTTTCTCCGAGTGTTTTCCATTGTGGTATTCCATTATACATTGAGTGAATACCATACAACGCTGTTGTTGATATACCGACTAATGTTTGTCCATATAGTTTCTTCCAAGTATCACGAACAACTTTTGATGTAACCATTTGTGCTACTAACTTACCACCCAACATATTATAACCGAGTGGTTGCACACAACATATCGTAGTTCCGATAGCTGTATGATTTAGTTTTCCGTCTTGAAATTTATTTTCTTTTGTCCAACCAATTAAACTATCTCTTACACCTAAAGCTGTAACATCACTACCTAAACAAATTAATCCTAATACTTTACCTGTTGTTTCGTCTTTAACATAAAATTTTACATTACGACCTGGATTTGCTGTGAATTCCATTGAGTGAATAAGTCTTCTCGTGATAATCCAATCTTCATTTGCTTTTGCATTTCCGTGTTCTACTGGTTCTACAATTGGTTTGATTGAATTGATTTCTGAAATAGTTTGTTCTTTATTATAAATGTCTGTTGGTTGCCAGATAGTTCTTTCTAATCTATCAATAACATCTGCTCTATCCATAAAGAATTGTGGGTCTTTATTAAACTCTTCCCACTTCTTCCATAATGTATTTTCTTGAACTGACATTTCTTTTAGAAAGTCCATATTATCTATGAACGATTTCTTTTCTGCTTCGTAATTAAACTCTGCTTCCCCAAAGAAGTTTTCAAAACTCATCTATATAACCTTTTTATTCATAATTTTTATATTACTCTAATATACAACATTAATTGTCGCAAGTCAAGCTTTTTATTTTTTATCCGTAACATATGTAAAATCTGCTTCCATACTTGTTTTTAATATTTTAGCATTCTCAAATTTATATGGTTTAGTTCCTGGTGATTCCAAGATATCAATACGATTTACAAATCGTTTATTCATTGTATCTTTAACTTGATATACCCCATCTTTTCCGTCTGTTCCTGTTAGAACAATAAAATCTCCATAGTCTAACCAACCACCCCATCTTTTTAAAAGATTTCTACTAACTGCTACAAATTTATATTCTGATGCTTGGTGTATTTTTATTCGTGTTCCATCGGCTAAAATATCTGGTGTTGAATCTGTTTGGCCTCGTGTCGGGTGATACATAGTTACCGTAACATCTAAACCTGATAACTTTATCTCCGTGTACTTATCTTTTAATAACTTGTTTTCATCTTGCAATTCTTGTATCGTGTCTGTGTAGATATCTTTGTATTTCTCAAATTGACAAACCCAAATGTATCCATTAAACATTGTAAAAAATGTTAAGAATATAATAAAATATTTTTTCATAGTTTCCACTCCTTTTATAGTAATAACTATTTAGTTCCTACTTTTTTCTGTACGAAATCTACCATCTGTTCTGCAACATTTATCTTGGTATACTTTTCCATACCTTTAAATCCTGGTGCTGAATTAACTTCACAAATTACATAACTTCCATTATTAAATAACAAGTCAACACCTGCTATATCTAAATTTAGTAATCTTGCACACTCACCACCAATCCATTCAATATCATCATCTATCTGATAAGGTATTGCTTCTCCACCTCTTGTGATGTTCGCTCTAAAATCTCCGTCAATAGATTGTCGCATCATACAACCGACAACTTTACCATTGACAACAAGCACTCTCAAATCTTTACCAAAAGAGTCTTGTATAAATTCTTGTAATATAATATTATAACTTGGTTTTGTTATCTCTGCCATCTTCATCAATTGTCTGAATTGTTTTCTATCCTCAACTAAGAATACCCCCGCTCCATATGAACCACTTAATGTTTTTACTACCATAGGATAACTTAAATTCTTTTCTACCAAAGTAATATCAATTGGATGCTTTACCAACATAGTCTTTGGAACTGGTAGATTTGATTCTCCTAATATCTGTTGTGAATACAATTTGTCTTTAACTGCGTCAATAGCTTCACTTCCATTAATCATCACTACACCTAATCGTTCCATATGTCTGATAATAGCTTTAATAAAGTATGTCGTTCCACTACCTGTTCTCGGTAATACGAAATCAGGTAATTTTCTTGGCTCACCACTAACGATAATAGATTTTCTATCATCTCTATCAACGAATATATCCACATCTTGTGGATTAACTACACGAATCGTGATTCCTTGTTTCTCAAATTCCTCTACGAGTCTTTTGACTTCGTGGTTCTCACCTGATAACGTCTTCTGGATTATCCAGCCGTTCAATCCATTTCCTCTTCGTGATATTGGTCAAATGGATTTTCATATTCTAATTCCATTTCAATAGTGTTTAATAATTCTTGAACTATATTCCAATCTTCTGCTTCTATCGCTTCTTCTAATTTCTCTAATACATCTTTTAATGTTATTCCACTCATAAATATACTCTCTCCTTTGTTGCTACTTGTTGTTGATACCAATCTAAATTCTCATCTCTCCATACATATGGATTTTCTGAATTTTCAGACCATTTATTTCATAAATCCTTGTATTGCTAATTCTTTGTGTTTTGCCTCTACCATAATATCTACATTGTTACCATATGTATCTGGCAATTGATTAATTAAATCTGAATGTGCTTGTGGTCTAATTGACTCATCTAACTGATGTTCTGCTTTTGATTCTGAATAATGAACCACCGGAACAATGCCATCAGGCCAAGTAGACATAGCTAATTCTAATGCTTGTTGTTCTGTTTGTCCACCTGTATTGAACTTGTAATGATGATAATCAAATGTAATTGGGATACCTATTCTTTTATGTATGCCCTCATATAAATCTTTTACTGAATACATAGATGCTTTGTCGTCATTTTCCACTACGAGTCTTGACTTGACTGAATCGGGTAGTCGTTCAAAGTTTTTACAAAACCTATCCATAGCAGATTGTTTATCTCCGTAAACACCATTACAATGTATATTGATTTTGTTGTAGTGTGTTCTACTCAAACCCATAAAGTCAAATATATCTCCGTGCATAATTAAATCTTTAAATGTATTCGCAACTACATTTTCATTTGGTGAAACCAAAACATTGAATGGTCCTGGATGAGATGTAACACGAACTCCGTGTGTATTAGCCATTGTTCCTGCTGAATGTAACCATTGTTTAATCTCTTTAATATCCTTTAAGTCATCCCACTCATACTCAGTTTTCCAAGGTGCTAACCCACTTGTCATACGATAAAAGTTATGTCCGTTCAGAACATTCCAAGTCATAATGTTATGTAAGTCTTTTGCGTTCGCAAGTGCAATCTCAGATGCGTAGTCCACACCCTTAGATTGAAACGTACGTTTAATCATACCACGACCTGTCGTGATTGGTTTAGTTCCTTTTGGTTTATCACCATACTTAGTTGGATAACTAAGTTGCATATTTATACAAGCATAACCTAATTTCATAATTCTAATGTAACCTCTATTTATAAGTATTAATTATTTTTCTGTAATCGTAATTTTTCTTTATATTCTTCAGGTGATATATAAATACCTTTTCCGTAATCATTCAGTAAAGACTTTTCTAACTTTCTTCGTTCTTTAAAGTCTTCATATGATTCACCTTCTAATCTTTTATCACCCTTGAGTAACTTACCAATCTCTAATCGTTTTCTCATCATTTTTCTACATCTCCCATTAAGAATTTCTTCTGTTTATTTAATGCCTTGTTAACTTCTCGTTGAGCTGCTATCTTTTCTTTATGACGAGCAACTAAGATTTCGTCCTTAGTCTTTCGTTTAACCTTTTTCTTTGCCTTAACCTTAGTAGGTTTCAATGTTCCTTTTAACTTAGGTTGTTCTTTACCTTTGTGAAATACATTTCCGTCTTTATCAACGAACTCATTCATAAAGTGCCACCCTGCTGGACGACCTGTTGGTTTGTATTGTTTGGCATTGAAATCATTAGCCAGTTCTGGAAATGCTTGATGTAATTGTCCAGTTAGACATCTATTACATATTACTGATGTAGCTTCCTCTCCGACATTACGAACTTGTGTTCCACAACTACAATCCATATATCTTATATTATTTGCGTATGGGTAGATAGTTTCTTTTGCAACTATATAACCACCATTATTTGTAAATACACTCATATTGTATAACTCCTTTTTTATGCTTGTGCTATTGAGCCCGAATACATTGCTTCTTCAACTACTCGTTCTTCAATTGTCTTATCTATAAATTTTGCTATCTCGTTACGGATTTGTTTTTCCGCCTGTAAATCATGCTCGATTATATCTTCAATAAGTTTTCCAACTTCTTGTTCAGTATCATAATCTTTCTGTTTTCTTAGTGAATCTTCAATCTGTTCTAATCGTTCAACTAAATCTCTAATTTTCATATCTTACCTTTTTTTATGTGAGTGATGGGTGAGAATCGAACTCACGAATAATGGATTTGCAATCCACCCCATTAACCACTCTGGCACCATCACGGCCTTGATGACGGCGTTCATTTAATTTATGTTCTTGAATACTTTCAATATGTTTACAAAATGTTTTTTTATGTCGTTTCCTAAATTTGAATGCAGGACACGAACAACTCCACTCTAATCTGTTTGGATTAAAAGTAATGTCATACGATTTTCGTCTTATTCTGTGGTGTTCAGTGCCATCATTATCCACAAGCACTCCACCAAAAAGGTCTAAAACATAATCTATATTTATATTATTCATACCACTAATATACAACATTAATAGCTTGATGTCAAGCTTTTTATTAATTATTTTTCTTTTATCCGATTTATTAACTTTTTAATCCGTCTTTCACGAAACGATATCTTCTCACTAGAGTGTCCTTCATTCAATTTCGTCCGTGTTAATCTTTTCTGTAATTGATGAACTTTATGAAACAACTTAAACTTGTATTCAAATTTCTTACTCATAACAATCTCCTTAAAATTAATTAAATCGGTCTACATTAATAAGTAGGATATATATAGAATATTATTTAGTTCTTATTCCACCTCTTGCTGTTGGTTGTGGATTAATTTTTTGTTTTGGTGCAACTTCTTCTTCTATAACTTCTTCTAAATCATAATGTAATCCATCATTTCCGTTTTGACCTATGATATCCATTCTATCATCATCTTCTTGTGGTGTTGCGAAATCATCATCACCATATGGATTAGGTGTTAATAATGGTTCTGAATATACATCTTGCCAATGTTCTTGTTGGGTTTTTTCTTTTTCGGGATGACCTGGAATTATTTCATTTTCTTTAGTTCTAAGTATTAGCGCTTGGTTATATGCTATGACTAACATAACTGCTAATGGGTCAAATACAAAGATAAGAATAAAGATAAAGAACTTTACTACGGTATCAATATCAGTTCCGAATGTTCTGGCTAAATAAATTGCTGGTCCGACATCCACACCCGTTGATACTAATTGTATTTCTAAATCTGCCTTACGAGTCTTGATATTTAATATCTCTTCATTGACATTTCTTATTTGTGGGTTGTAATCTTCTCGTAGTTTTCGTTTAGCAGTGATATAATTCTCTGGTAAAGATTCTACTTGTTGGTCTAATTCTTGTTTTAAAAATAGTTTGTCGTCTTGTAATTGTTCCAACCTATCATCTATCATTAATAGTTCAGTAGATTGTTTTTCAAATTCAAGAGTTGCTCCTTGATAAGCATTAGATAGATATCCAAAGATACCTGCTGATGTTATGAATATCAATACAATAGTTGCTAAAGTCATATAGACTTTTTGAAACCAATTAATCATATTCCAATAACGATATAAAAATGATGCCGTAACTAATTTACCAAGTTCTAATGAACTGGCCATTACCACTACTGATAAGAAAGCTCCACTAAAAAGTTTTGCTAATCCATATACCGAAAATGCTGCTGCACTTCCTGCAATTAATAATGCGGATAATCCTATCCATATATAAAAATATTTTGATTGCTTCATAATTCTTTTTCCACCTTTAATATAAATAGTGAATAAACGCACTAATCTGTCGTTTATTTCAAATTCTTCCGATGACTTTACTATAATTCGTCACCTCATCTCATATCTATGAGTTAACACTACGTTCGAGTCTACAACCTCGCCTATCCTGTAGTATCTATGTCTGTCTGGTAGGACTTTTGTATCGGTCAATGCTTCCGACTACTGATTTCACTCTTTTATTCCGTCTAAAACTTAAACCCAAGATGTTTTGGGAATGAAAACTCTACGATATCAATTATTGGTTTTCGTTTTTTTATATTTAATTATTTACTAGCGTTTACTGATTCTTTTCTATATTCAGTAACTAACTTTTTTATCTCACCGATAGATTTACGGGCTCTTGTTCCTGCCGCTTTATTACCTGTGTTTACATTAGTTTCGTGATTTGCTGAAAAATCTGAAAACAAATCACCTAGTTGTGTATATAGTTCATTTAATTTACTCATTACTTTACTCCCTGTTGTTGTTTAGTAATTCTTTATTGTTATAATTCTTGAAACTCAGCTACTATGAGATTCATACAAATGTAGTAATATTCATTATTCCTCAGAATAGTGTCAGCCAAACCATACATAATTTTTAGGTCTTCTGGCGTATAACGGCATCGCTCAACCAACACTTTTCCAAGAACATAAAATCTATCATCATCGATAGAAATAAATTTATTATTAAATTTATCCAATCTTAATTGATAGTTTCTTTGGCTTTGCTGGCTCTACTTTAGGTATGTCTATTGAGAGTAATCCGTCTTTAAACGAAGCTTTTATGTTATCTCCGTCCAATTGTTCACCAAGTTCAAACTGACGCTTGAAAGATGATTGCTTTAATTCTCTACGAATTACTTTAGCTCCATCATCATTATACAATGCGTGTTTATCTCCTGATATTACTAATATACCTTCTTGAACATCTACTTTCAAGTCCTTCTTATCAAGTCCTGGTATTTCTGCTATGATACCGACTCTATCGTCATACTCATAAACATTTACCTTTGGATAAGCTGTTCCCTGAAATGGTTTAACCCCAACTTGTTTCTCAAGCTCTGGAAATTGTTTTGATACAATTTGGTCAAACATTCTGTCAAATGGTGTTAGAAAATCTTCCCTATCGATAATAGGGAATCCTGTGTGAAATGCAACTTTAGTCATTATTTTTCTCCTGTTGTTGTTAACTATTTAGTCTAACTTCTGATAACCTCTCTTGAGCGTTATCTGTATATAAATATAGAGTAATCTAATAAAACACTACATTTTTTTTAACATTTTTTTTGGAATCCAAACTATGCGTCCAGTTTCCATTTTACCCTTTATTTTTTCGTTCTGTATCCTACTATTAAAATCTGATTGTTCGCATACCATTATAGTACCCTCATATATCATACCATCAATAGTAGGATAATCAAACTCCACTTTTACTTTCATTACTTAGCTTTTTTTTGAGCTGGTAATTTTAGTGGTTTGTGGTAGATATCGATTCTCTTTTTCAATCTATCTATATCTTCATATCCCACAACTCTTTCTACAAGAACATTATTCTCATAAATAGCAGTTGTTGGAACTCCACGAATTTCTGCACTTTCTGCTAATGTTGGACTTTCATCTATATCAACAAATTGAACTGGATATCCTGCTTTAACTAATCGCTCCATATGTGGTGCCATTTGTTTACAAGGCCCACACCAAGTTGCGTTAAAGAATTTTACTTCTATCATTATTAAGCTCCATATTCAAAACCCCAATTTAATAACATAAATCGGATTTTGTTTTGTTTATAATTAAGTTGTAGTACCGTAACTCTACCCAAACGAACTTCAATATTCCATTGTGGTTTCTTACGACTTTTCCAACTATCTATAAAATTAAACATATTATTGTTCTCCTCTTTTCGTAGTATTAACTTCCAAAGACTTTTTTCTTGCCGCCATCATAGGCGTATGCGTGTCCTTCTTCCATCAAGACATCATTTACTGATACCCATCCGTCCAAAGATAAGTCTATCTTACTATCTGGATTTGCGATACACTCATTAATGTGTTCACCAACGAATTCAGGTGCTACGAAAATTTCACCTAAAACTCTACCATATTTTCCTGTACCAAAGGATTTTAATTTAAAAGTCCCTTGTTCCAATAATTCTTTATTACGAGCTTTTGCTAATAAGCCCTTTGCTTTTTCTTCTAAATCTCTTGTTCTTGATTCCCAAGTGTCGAGTCCCATATATCTAACTCTTGCTTTCCACTTAACTTTAAATCCTAAATCAATCCAACAATCAATTGTATCTCCGTCTACAACTTTAATCAGTTCGCACTCGTACTCCCTGAAATCCATTTTCTTTGCCATTGTTCTTCTCCATTAAAAAGAACGAACTCCCAAATCAACACAAATGTATTTTAGTTTATCAAATTGAGAAGTATACACACCTGTGTCTAAACAATTTTGTATTTTATCAACTTCAGAATTCGTTAGTCTGCTAACATATACCTCTCCATTATAAGTATAAGTGTTGGCTTGTTTTTGACTCATTCTGTTTAATGTTATCATCACTTCTTTCATTCGTATAAAGCTAGGATAACTACCTACTGCAAATCTTGAATGTTCTGATATAAGAATATACTTTTCATAATCACTTTTATAACCTTGCATTATTTACTCTCTTTCTTTTTTAGTTTATCTAAATGTTCTTCTGCTATTTCTTGTTCTAATTCACAACTTAAATGGTTACCATCATTTCCAACATAATCCCACGCAACTTGCCACATACTATCATTACAATATTTACATTTCCAATCATCCTGTTTAATAGTATCTCCGACTTTTAAATCTTTAACACCTTTCCACATAGTCATATCTAGTGGTCTACTTTTACTAAGGGATTTACTTACCTTTAATTTGCTTATTATATTATCTAAGACTGCAGCTATCTCAACTGATAAAACTGCTATTTTATTTTCATCAAGGGTGCCACTTTTGTGTCGGTTTAATACATCACCGACAACACCCTCTACAAGTTTGCTGTCCATATTTTTCTCCAACCTTTCTGTTTAATTTATACTGGCGGCAGTAGAAAGGAAAACACCCACCGCCAGTCGTGTGAATTAATTAATTCACACTAATCATTAAAAATCACTATCCGTTAATGACTCGTCATCAATGTCTTCAACATTAAATAAGTCCTCACCTGAGCCGTCATTGACATACTTCTGAACCAATTGTTTAACAAAGGTTCTTTCAGAATCAACACCACCATCATTTGAGAATTGTGGATAGATACTTACTTGAGCGGCTTCAACAATGTCAAATCCGTCAAATAGTAATCCAGCCATTTCAACTGAACTTCTCGTAGAGATAGCTGTTGAAATCTTACCCGTTTCAGACAATGATTCAGTTCTCGAAGTGTGAGCTATCTCAGCGACAGCTTTCAACATCTCAACATCAACATGCGGAAACATATAAGATAGTAGTTCCAACTCTTGAGTATCTGTTAGAACGTCCATTTCAACAATAGTGAATCTATCCATTAGAGCTTTATCCATAACTCTCGTAGAAGTATATTCATTACCAATGTTAGCCGTAGCCACAAAGGTAACACCCTCAGCGACATTAATGGTTTCTTGTCCATTAGCTTCGTCCAACCTAAGATATCTTTGACCTTGGTCTAAAACCGTCATCAAGATATTCCAAGCGTCTGGGTGAGCTCTTGACAACTCATCAAGAAGTATCACAGCGTCTGGTGTTTGAATAGCTTTCACGAATAAAGACTCAGAAAAATAAGTTCCCTTAGCTTTATCAAAGTGAACATTACCAATTAAGGTAGCTCTTGGGTCTTGTGTTCCACCCATATTGAAGTAGAAGTCAGGTCTATCTAAGGCGTTAACCAAAGATTTAGCAGCCATTGTTTTACCACAACCGGCTGGACCCGTCATCAAAATGTTCTTACCACGAACGGCAGAACGGATTAAATATTTCCATTTCAATTCATTCATCATCAAACCTTTAGGTTTTAGAGAATAAGAATTGTGAATGAAGTTTAAAACCTCAGCGTGTTCTTGTGGAACATCAACTGAAGATTCGAAAACTGGTGTTTGGGTTTGTTCGTAAACCGACATAGGAACAGCCCACCAATAATTCTTTCCAGACTTATTGACTCTCTGCTCTAAAGCCATACCATTAGTATGGGCTTTCTTTCTAGCACCAGTTGTGATTTGAGAAGTGTACTTGACATCATTACAATCCCAAGCATTAAATCTGTTTCCAGATTTCTCAACTCTTACAACTATTTTACTCATAACTTTTTCCTTTTCGTTATTTTTATCATTAATCATTATATACTATAATACGAATTCTTTTGCTTAATGTCAAGCTTTTTATTAATTATTTTTTCTCGTCTTTGGATAATTTATTTTCTTACCCGTTTTAGCTTCACTAATTCTTCTTTTAGTTTCTTCTGACAATTTTACACCCTTACGATTACTTGGTCTTCTCTTAGCTGCATCAGACATTTTCTCTCTATGTTCTACATTTGACCATAACTCTTTTTGACTTATAGACATCTTTGCTTTTGTATATTCTGAATGCTTAAATCCTGACATACGTTCAGAGTTTTTCTTCTTCCACTCATCTGTATGTTTCCAGCCAGTAACTCTCGGGTGTCTTGCTCTTTCAGATATGTTAAATATATGTTCTGGCTTAGTGTTCTTAAATAGTTCATCTAAATATGCTTGTTCCACATCATACACTTTATCAATTGGAATATCTTTTTCTAATATCGTAAATTGTAATTCGTCAGTAAATATTTTATTATCAAATGAAGCCTGTAATTTTGCATTATGGTGATTACCCTTTTTAAGTTTGTAATTGTGCATATACTTTCTTCTCTTAATATCAAATGCACTACCAATATAAGTCTTACCCCTAAAATTTATTTCATAAATGACTGCCACTTTTTTCTCCGTTGATTTATCTTTGGAATAACTATTCATAGTCTTCTTATAATAAGTATCATCTTTGGAAAGTTTATTCATTGTTTTATTAATTATTTTTGGAAAGAAACATTTGATTCATAGTTTTAGCTATCTGATGAACACTCGTAACATCAACGAACTGAGCGTCTTTACCATACATAGTTTTGAAGTCTTCCATATTTCTACTTCTATCGTAATTACCATCACCAATAAAATAACTCATAACACTAATACCTTTTTGAGCAATTTTCTTTACTTGTCTTTTAGTATGTTGTAGAGCTTTATCAGAATAATATTCAAATCCATCACCACTAAACATTGGTTGTCCGTCAGAAAAGTTTAAGAAATAAGAATCTTTATTGTTAGTGCTTGGAACAAAGTCGTCCATAATAGCTTCATAACATAATCCCTCAGGAGTAGTTCCACCGGCTCTTAGGTTAGGCCATAAATTTTTAATGTGTGAGAACTGATTGATTCTTGAATCATAACCAATAGCGACTAATGGTTTGCTGTCGTGAGTAGTTCTAAATGATACTACCACATCAACATTTTGAATCATTGAAGCGGCTTTACATATACCCACAACTGAAGTCATAGCGTTATCCCATTTTTCACCACCCATACTACCACTAGCGTCAACACTAATGTGAAGTATAGCGTCATTGTATTGTTCTACGAAAGTAGTTTGAAAAACTCTTGAATTATTAAAACCTAATTCAGCTATTAATCTCTTGTCAATTCTACCACTATCCAATCTTGAATTTTTTAGTGTTCTTGATTCCCCACGAATCTGTAATTTTTTACCAAGTAAAGTTCCAAGTTTTGTTCCACGAACAATAGCTGGTAATGTTCGTAAACCATAATAATGACCACCAATTAAACCTGGAAATGTAACATCATCAATCATTTGTTGAGTAAGTTTTTTTACAAACACAACACTAGTTCTACTTGGAATCTGGTCATAATTACCTGACTTATAATCTGTTTTTGTCATACCTTCACCTACTTGTTTTTCAGTAACTCCGGCTTCTTCCATAGATTGAACTTGTTTAGAATCTTTCTTAGATAACTTACCAACTTTCTTGATATCATCATTCATAAAATCTTTTTGCTTTTTAATAGCGTTGGCTAATTGCTTAGCTTGTTGTGGTGTTAAACTTGGATACTCATCAGCCATTTGTTGATTGTCGTGGACATTAATTTCACCTCTTACTTGTGTCCAATCAGTAGCATCAATCTTACCTTTCATATCGTAGTATTCGTGATAATCACCATTAGCCAATAACTCAGCAGCTTTGCTCTGCATTTCTTTTTTACTCATAGGTTTACCTTGACCTTGACCACCTTCATCACCACCCTTTAACTTATCCCCGTCCATATCAGGAGAATCACCTTTGGTTAGTGTATCAATGTTTTGATAAATAGTATGTAGTGTTTGACAAGCTTTATCAAATGCCTCGTCCATAGTAGTCATAGTTTTAATACTACCAAATATATTTCTGTAAATAGTTCTCAATTCAGGTAAAGCATCTAAATCAGTATTCTTGTTAGTAAGGTTAATGATACGAGCTTCATAGTTTTCATAAGTCAAATCATTACCAAAGGTATTATCCCTTAGAGCTTTATCAATAGCTTTAGAGTGGAAATACTTGTCATACATAGCGTGGTAATAACCTTTATAACCTGGTGAAGTAGAGAATACATAATAATCAATTCGTCTATCCTCAACATAGTTTAACATATTTTTAAGATGACCTAAAACTTCAAATTTTTTATAACCACGATTCAAACCATTCTGTAAAAGTTCGTGTGGTGTGTTTTGTTCAAGATTTCTCAAGAAAGAAAAATCAGATAATAAAACGTGTGAGCCCTCGTGTAAAGCCAAACCAACAACGTGGTCAAAATTCTTTTCGTTTATCTTACTACCAATAGTAACAACTTTTCCGTCAGTATAAGAATCACCATTGTTTTGATACCTAACTGGAATATCAGAACGATTGGTTACAATGTTAACAAAGTTTCCAATAGCCCTACGATATCCGGCTAAAGCGATGTGGTCTACTTTTGGTTTAGTATCAAGTTCAGTATCTGTAAAAGATGTATTGTTGACTTGAATATCATTCCAAAAATTAGTATAGTTTCCGTAACTCATATTATAATATATCGATTCTATTTGCCAATGTCAAGCTTTTTATTAATTATATTTAACAACATATGAAAACCTAAAATCGTGGTATATGTCATTTCTATCATATTCTAGTATACAAATAATACTGATTAATGTCAAGCCTTTTTTTAATTGTATTTATGATTGATATACATCTTTGAAAGACAATCCATTTACCTGATAGATAAGAATATATTTTTTATCCTCACCCTCATCCCATTCTTCATAACCAACTGGCATATTCTTTTCTTTAGTCATCATCTTATTTATTGAATCAACTTGTGATTCGGTATGACATATAAATTGTAAACAACCATTACCATAATCATTGACTAATACGCCCTTTAAATTATTCTTCAAGAAATAATGCCTTATCAATAGCCATAAAGAACTTACTAAAGAACTCTACTGAATATTTCTTTTTAGTTCCTTGAAAGTTTGCTCTCAATGATGATAAGTCCTCATCTATTTTTGTAATGTTAATTGTAGCGCTTAGAGTTTGTTCTGGTATAATGATGTCATCATAGTATTCCGCACCACTATTCCAATCTCCGAATATTAAACCAATGAACTGAAATATTCCTGTAAATACATTCATTCCTTTTTTGAAATCATTTGGTTCTTTAACTACCATTGGTTTAGTTGTGCTTGCTGTGATTAGTCCGAACTCAGGTTGTATTACATCTATTGTGTATCCTAAGTCTGCAAATGTTGCAAGTGATACTTGAATTAAAGTTTTGGTATCAACATCATACTCTCGTGTTTCTACTGCTCTCTTTTCAGTAGTGGTAGGTTTAGAACTCGATAAGACACTACACCCACTCAATACCAAAAAGGCTAAACTAATACTTAATGCTTTGATATTTAAAGTCTTCAACATTTCCGTCTCCGTTTAATTTAATTACCAATGTTATATTCTTACTTGATTTTTCATTACGACTTTTACTTCCACCGAATAGTCCAAAGAATTTTGGTGTCCAACCTGCTCCTGCTCCTGATACATTTGATGATTCAGTTAACCAAGATATCTTATCGTATGTCCAAGCTTCTCCACCACCTTTTCTACTCGTTACCAAGTTAGGTGAACCAAATAGAACTACAACTTCAGATGAACTCATACCCACATTTAATTCTGATTGAACTTTACCTAATGTAAAGTCATTAGATTCTGCTGATGCCATTGGAACTGAACAAGCTCCTAACATCATTGTTAAAATTAATACTTTAATATATTTCATAGTTTACTCCGTTGTTTGTATAGTAATAAATATCTTTACTCTTGATTAAAACCCATTTGTTCCATAGCTTTTAAAATACCCTCGATGATTTCTCCAGCATTGTTTGGCATAATTGATATACCTTTCTTGGTAGGTTTATACTCACCAGATTTATTATCCATATAATAAATACGAACATCTATGAACTTGTATCCTTCGTATTCCTTTTCGTATATACGATATACTTCTGATGAATTCTTTTTGATTTGTGTTATTAAGTTTTCTTTACTCATTTTCAATCCAATTTATAAATTTGTCTATAATCATTTCCAATATATAATATACTGATAAGAACAATACGACTACACCCATAGTAGCTATTGCTAAGACTATCAAACATAGTGCTATGAAATTATCAAGGTATTTAATCATTTAGTATATTCTGTAATATTTTTTCTGTATGTCTATAACCAAACTTATCTGAAGGTTTTCCTGCTTGAAAAACATAACAATTATCTCTATCATTCATTATTTTCGCTAATGGATAATCATTACCACCCTCCATTGTTCTATCACCAATAAAGAAATACTTTTGGTCAGGGTGTTCCGTTATAATATGATATAATATTTGTGATTTGTTATTACCCTTTGGTGCGATATCAATACTAATCTGTCCACCGATAACTGCTTCTATATCTACCCAATCTCTATTAATCAATCCTGATATAATCTCTCGTTCTTGACATTCTAAATCATACTGAAAATAATCTTCTCGTTCATCATTAGAACAATCTCTACCAACAACACTAAAATTTAACATCGAACCTCTGTCCTCAATGTGATTACCTGCTCGTGTTTCATACTGAGAATTTAATAATGTTTCTTCTAAGAACTGAATTAAGTTTTCCGGTGGTAGAAAGTTATTATAATAAACTTGTTTTCCCATCCACTCTGTATAATACTCATTACCACCACAAGTGAATAATCCCTCTGCTCTTTCTAATATATGTAGTGGAACTTGTTCTTTCATCTTTTCTAAATCACTACCACTAACTAAATAGAATGTATTTTCCTTAGACCAGGTATCAAAGAACTCTAAAAATTCTTTTGTCATCTTTTTTCTTGATGGTGTAAGTGTTCCGTCAACATCAAATATATAAATATTAGACATAATATATCTCCTATAATTTAGTAAATTTTTTATTCATCTATCACATTGGTTACTTGTATTAATATAATTGCTACTGCTAACAATATACATATAAATGTTTTTAATGTTGGTATCTCTTTTAAAAGTGAATAACTCATTATACCAAAAATAATTGTTCCAACACCAAATCCTATCATACGCATATTCCATACAAAACCAAAGTGTTCATATGATAGTTTTGTTGCATAAAAGAATCCAAGTCCAACTGGTAAACCAAATATTGACATTAAGAATCCATTATTCCAAAATGGGCTATCGGGCCATCTGAATTGACCATTAAGTTGGAAGAATGCTAAAATGTTACATACAACTAATATAGCTGTAGCCAGCATTAACTTCATTTATATTTCTTCTCCGTATAAAGAATAAGTCTTTATTGGTTCTGCCTTAACTTCTCCATCCTCAATATGAACTTCACCTTTCATAGCATCCAAATAAAATTGTGATACTTTTAGTTTACCGAAGATTGCGTTAAGAACTTCTGTTAATGATGAATATACTTTCTTCTTATCGTCATCTAACATTGACCAACGGTCTCCTGGTGGAATACGAATTGCTTTAAGTTGTTTCATTATTCTTGTTCACTTTCAACAAGTAACTCTTTTGGTTTATGTAGTGATGAAGAAAAGTGTTCTCCCAACGCATTCAATTTACCTTGAGCTGATTCCAATTTCGCAACATACTTATCTACTTCTGCTAACAAGTCTGGATGTTCTCCGATTGCTACTGCGTTAGTGAAATATATTTCAAGTGTTGCAACACACTCTAATATCTCTGCTTGATACCTTGCTTTAATTGCGTGTAGTAATCCATTATTTACTTTTATCATTATGACACCACCCAAACTAGTAATGTTCCTATTAAAAACCCAACAAATCCACCTATGAAAAGCCAACCTAATGATTCTCCAACTAATCGTGTATGAGTTAATTTACCTGATTTGAGAGCTTTTTTAATCATATTAATCTCAAATTTTGGTGCTGATAAAATTCCGTTATTTCTAACATTATCCCAACATTTGTTCCAAGTGTAGTTCTTAATTCCATAGAACTCGTGTGTGTCTTTCCAAGACTTTTTTGTTTTTGCTTTTGCTTTTTTCATATCTCTATCTTCTCCTATATTTGATATTCAATTCCTAATCTAAATTTATAAAATTCTACTCCTTTAAAATTATTGTAATCAAATAGATTTACCAACGATACATTATCGTTGAGTTTCCATTTGAACTCTAAATAATTCTCATAATCAAAATTACTATTGCCCGTTTTATCTGAATAATATCCATCTATCATATAACTAATAGTAAACTTCTCAGATACACTTTGTCTATATTCATAACCAACCGATAAAGAATTCTTTTCCTTATCCCCATAATCAAAGCCAGTATAACCAACTGAAAATCCTTTTAGATAATCTGGTTTGTATCTTAAATCTAATTTAACATATTTTAAATCTCGTGATGCTTTATTTACATATTGTGGTTTTATATAAAAATCACCTGGCTCTGCTTTAAACCAATACTCATCATCAACATACTTTAATCCATCTTGTCTTTCCCATTGGCGATTAAAAAGTAGATTCTTATTCTTAACTCCAAAGGATACTTCATAGTCTGCTATATCTTGGTATGTTATATCATTTGGTGTTCTTAATGATAAGCTACCAAATAATGTTAATCCTATTAATAAATTATTCATTAGTGGTATCGCTTTCCATCAAACACACATATGAAAATTAATTGTTCATAATTACTTCTATTGTATACTCTATGAAAATCTCCATCTGGTATTAATATTACATCACCTGGATTTACATCAAAGGATTTTTCACCAACATCCATATACCCGTGTCCACTAACGAACTGATAAACTTCTTCTTGCCCATCGTGTTTGTGGCCAGTAGTTTCTTGCATTGGATGTAATATTGTTTTAGATACTACAAGATTCTTTAAGTCGGTATTGTCAACCAATGTATAGGTTGAATTTTCTTTTACTATCTTGCTATCTACATTGTTTAATTTAATTTTCATTATTCTCTTCCATAGTCATCTTCGATTCTAACGATATCATCTTCACCGAAGTAAGTTCCTGTTTGTGTTTCTATAAATATTAATTCTTCTTCACTTCTATTGAAAACTCTATGTTTGGTTCCAACTGGTATCTCAACTATCTCACCAACACCATATAGTTTATCTTTACCATCTAATGTCATAGTTGCTTGTCCTTGAACAATTACCCAACATTCACTTCTCTTATGATGATACTGATAACTTAATCGTTCACCTGGTTTAACTATGATTCGTTTCACTTTACAATAGTCTGCTTCAAGTAGATGTTCAAATGAACCCCACGGTCTTTCTTCTTTGTAATTACTCATTTAAATTTATCTGCCTTGTATTTTGGTTTTCTCTTGCCTTTTAAATGGACTTCAGAGTTAGTCTTTGCTCTATGACACTTCTTACAAAGTGTTTGTAGATTATCTAAACTATAATAACTCCAATCTAAATTTTTTGCTTTGACAAACTTCTGTTCCACTAATGGTTTGATATGGTCTGCATGCCAAGTTCTATTTTCACAACCACAATGATTACATTTACCACTATCACGATTCCACAATTGTGCTCGTTGTTCTCCACTATGGTATATTAATAAATATTCAGTAGCACAATCTTCATGCCAACTCTTTCTTTCATTAATGGAATCGTCTTCCTTTAATATTACTTTACTACACCAACGACAATGTCCTTTGGTTTCTGTATAATAACTATCTGGCTTTGGTGGTAATCTAAAGTTACCATCCCACTTTTCTTTCTTCTTACCAAATGTTTTCTTATGTCGTGAACTCCACCTACTTAACGGCATTCAAATATTTCTTTCGTGTCTTCCTATCCAATAAATGTATAGTGGTTAAATAATCCACTAACTCACTCTTAGTAATTAAACTAATCTTATTCTTTCTGAATAAGTTCTTTATATGGTTTGATGTTCTTGTATAACCCAATTTAATATAAGTATTAACACAACCTTTGAAACATTGAGTAAAAGTTTGATGATTATAATTTACTTGTTCTTGTTGTATAGGTTCTGATATAGGTTTAAGTTCAGGCATTTTAAATTCCTTTACCTTTGGTGCAAACATCTTACCACCAACTTTAGCTGCTCGTCTATCCAATCGTTCTAAGTTTCTTTTTACTGAACTCGAAACGGGTTGGACAAACGCACCAGTCTTGTGTGGATAAACAACGTGAGCTGAATAAGGTTCAACTGATGAACAACTTACACACTCTCTAAATCCCAAATGAATTCTCTCATCTGGTATTTTGCTATCACACTTAATACAATTGTTAATCATTAACGATTGCTAATATATCTTTTTCAGCTAACAATATTACTTCATCACCCTTATGTGTGATTTCTGTTCCACCGAATTTCTGATATATAATCGTATCTCCAACTTTAATTGACATTGGCATTAACTCACCTGAGAAACTTCTTGAACCAGGTCCAACTGCTAATACTTCACCTTGTTCAGTAGCACCTTGTTCTGATATGGTATCGGGTAATATAATACCACTTTCCGTTTTTTCTTGCTTGGTAGCTTTACTGACAACTACTCTCGCATCTATTGGTTGTAACATATACTCTCTCCTTATTTATATTTAACTATTAACTATACTACTAATGTAACATTCTTAGCAACAACGCCTTTTGCACCTTCTCCGATTTCAAATGTAACTTCTTGACCTTCTGTTAAAGTCTTGAACTCATCACTTTGAATTTCGGAAAAATGTACAAAGTAGTCTTTATCATCTGATGTATCGGATACGAAACCGTAACCTTTTTTAGCATCAAACCATTTTACTTTACCTTCATTCATTATCTGTCCTTATTTATTATCTTATTAATCTACTAATTTATTCTAGTATCGCTACGGAGAGTCGAACTCCGATTGCCAGGATGAAAACCTGGAGTCCTAACCATTAGACGATAGCGACATATCATTAAAAATGTGCGTCCTCTACTTCAAAGCACGTTAATCCTAAATCTCTCCACATATCAACGACTTTCTTTCTATCGTCAAATACACAAAATACATCATTGATATCCACAAAGGTATCTAACATCTTTTTCTTTAAAATCTCATCTGGCATAACTCTCATACTAAGAGTAGCAGGATTACCATTTGCTACTGGTGAAGAACTATCTTTAAATTTATCAGGTCTTAAAACCAATAAATCAAATGGAATCTGATGTTGCTTCAACCAACTATCTGTAGTGTGATAACTTCTATCGTTTCTACCACTAAAGATAATAATCTTATATCCTTGTTGATGAAACATTTGTGCACACTTTACTACTGGCGCATTAGGTGTATCGAGTTGAATGTTACCCGCATTGAAAAATATATCCCAATCTAACTTACCATTAGGTTTGGTTGATATATCTCTCCTCTTATCTATGTTAGCAAGAGTTCCGTCTAAATCAAATATTATTGTATTTTTATTATTCATTTTACTAATATAATCTTTCTACTTAACAATGTCAAGCTTTTTATTGTGGAGCTACTCAGAATCGAACTGAGGTAATCGCAGTGCAAGTGCGATGTAATAACCACTATACGATAGCCCCATTATTACTATAACCTATTAATATACGAAATTATTCTATTAAAGTCAAGTCTTTTTTTATTTCTTTTGAGCCGAATACAAGAATCGAACTTGTGTCGGGACATTACAAATGTCCTGCTAAACCACTCAGCTAATTCGGCAATCCTATTAATTTAATAATCTTCGTTACTGTGTTTTCATCAACACGTATTGTATGGTAATCAATATTATTACTATCCAATATCTTTTTACAATGCACATCTATTTTAATTGAATCTTCAAGACTTTGATATCTCTCATCATCATTGTGTTCACCTACACTTCTTTCCAATAAGATATTTATATTATTATAATTATTATGTAAATCTAAAATCATTTGGTTAAAGGATTCAGAATAAAATTCTGATGGATATCCTTTACTATACCAAGTTTTATATATAAGAGAAAACAATACTGGTGAATCAATTACAATATAATCAACCTTACCATAACACTCTGCTATACCTCTATGTTGATTTCCCAATACATAAAGTTGGTCTTTAATTGCAGACATATTATTATCCCAAGCCAATCTTTTAGGAAATTCATATGGGTTGTTACAACTTATATGTTTCCTTTTGAGTTCATAAAAAACTCCAGCTGATATACTGGACTTTCCAATACCAGGCCCACCAAAAAGATTTATTAGTTTACTCACAAGCTTTGAGATAAACTATACAAGTAACCAATAATCGATACGATGTTTAATACCGTTAGATTATATTGTTTAGTTCTTTGTGTCTGAATTGTTATTATACTTAAACCAATTATGATACCTATTTTACCCATCGGTAAATTTATAAAATATGGTGATACCATTAATATCAATGTTCCAAAATATATAACAAAATACTTATATAGTTTTTCTTTTATATTTTCATTTACTACTTGCAATTTTCTACTATCCTTTTTCTTAATTCACTTGATGAATAATTATGTCCTCTTGTATTGTAAACTATTTTGATTGGTAAATCTACACCAGTCAAATTTGGATTACCTTTCCAATCCTCTCCTACAAATCTAACTTCAGGATTAATCTCTTTCAATAAGTTTACTAAATCTTCTTCGGTATCGTATTCAATTATTTCATCTATATACTTTACTGCTTCCAATTGTATTCTTCGTTCCTCTACTGATTGTATTGGTTTATTCTTTTCAGGTCTATCAATTGTTGGGTCTCTATGTAAACCAACTATTAAATAATGACATTGTTCAGTTATTTCCTTTAACATTAATATATGTCCTGCGTGTAACAAATCCATTGTTCCACAAGTGAATCCCTTTATATGTCCTTCCCCGTACTTATATCTATTTACCATTTTTTATAGTCTCCCAACCTTTTTTCTTTCTTCAATTATATCATCATCTCTCAATGGAATAGAATAGTGCATATATGAATCTTTCATAACTCTTGTCGCACCTCTATATTTATATAATCTATATGGTCGTGTATCATTACCATAACCATTTGTTATTCTCATATAATCATAATCTCTATGTAGTATTCGTTTTTCCCAATACTCCGTAGCTAATCTATATTCGGTAGTTTTTTCACCACTAATGATTCTATCCCAAACTTCCTTTATAACTATTAAATATAATATATTTTTATTTTTCTTTATATTTTTCACACCAAGACCAATGAGAATCTCCACTACATTCACAATCTTCACCACTACACTCTTTATCATCTAAGATTTCCCAAGTGAATGGTAAGCGATTTCGTTGATACTGATTCATTGACCAAGCTAAGTCATCAGTTGTTAATGTAGTGACTTTGGTATCACCACTATTAAGGTATGTAATCTCTACTTTATGTTTTTGCTTTTCCATTATTGTCTCCCTATTTTATCTATGGAATCTAAACCTCGTTTTCCATATAAAACTATTAATACTATTAGAACTACTAAAACTATGTAATCCATTATTTCTGTCCTGTAAAGACTTTAACACCATACTTATCAGTAAAGTCTTTTGCGTCTTTTTCGTCATTAACAATTGGTTGTCCTTTAATGTTAAGACTTGTGTTCAATACCATTGGACAACCTGTCTTCTTGTAGAACTCTTTAATCAATTTATAATAACCTGGATTATCTTCTTTACTGACGGTCTGAACTCGTGAAGTATTATCCACGTGACATATCGCTGGATACTTATCAGGAAATTTACAAGGTGCAGTATATTGCATAAATTGAGATTTCCGTGTAGGCATATCGAATATCTCGTGTGCGTGTTCTTCCAATACTGATGGAGCGAATGGTCTGAACTCTTGTCTATTCTTAATTGTATTCATTTGTGCTTTAATGTCTTTACCTCGTGGGTCTGCAAGTAATGAACGATTACCTAATGCTCTCGGGCCATACTCTGCTCTTCCATTAGCAACACCAACTAAATTACCTTTAAGTAATTCTTTTACTACTTGTTTGACTGGATACTTTCCTTTAATGTTATATCCTAAGAAAGCTCCGTTCTCCATAAAGTCTAAGTGTTTACCATTGACATATGCCGCACAACCTAATGATGAACCTGCGTCACCTGGATTCGGAAGTATCCACATATTAGGATACTGATTCTTAACGACTAAACTATTGGCTACACAATTCAATGCAACTCCACCACTATAACACATATTAGCAGTTTCTGGAACTACTTCTTTTGCTTTTTTAAATACCTTCTGTATTTGCCATTCACATATAGTCTGAACATTAGCTGCTATATCAAACTTCCATTGTTCTGAACCATCATCTGGATAGATACTTGGATTATAATCCATACAACCTTTGTGTAGATTTCTTCTCAATGATACATCATCGTGATAAGTAAAGAAGTCATTGTATAATATTGATTGTAAGTCTTTATTTTGTTTACCCCAAGCTGCCATACCCATTAAAATGAATTCATCTTCTTGTGGTTTCAATCCTAATCGTTGAGTCATAGCACTATACCATAATCCTAAACTATGTGGATATGTTTGACTCCATCTCTTTTCTAATTTATTTCCATTGGCATACCATATAGTAATTGTATCAAATTCTCCAATAGCATCAATACATACAATTGCACTTTCTCTATATGGTGATGTGAAGTAAGTAGAACTTGCGTGAGATATATGGTGGTCAACATATTCGTCAATCTTCATATTCATATTCTCAATAGGTTTCAATACTTCATTCAGATGTTGTTGTGGTAGATTCTTTCTCGTGAATACTTCTGAATATTGTCCAGCTTTTAATTGTCTGAGTTTCTTAACATATGGTCTTTCAAAGTAAACCACTTTCTTTGGTATACCATAATCAAACATATCCAAGAACATTTCTATATTTAAATTACTATCATTTTTTATACCACTATATCTTTCTGCGTGTGCAGCAAAGAGAATTTTATCATCCTCAATTAATGTTATTGCTGCGTCGTGGTTTAACGCATTTATTCCTAAGATTTTCATTTCTACTCCTTAATGATTAATATCTCGTGTGACTCTTTCGGGTCATTGTTATCTTTATTCTTTCCTATTCGGGTTTCCCCTTGTCCAAATGAATATTGCCATTTGGGAAAAACTTGTTTATATCCTTTATACATTTCTCTAATTTCTGCGCAATCATTATACGATAAGATAAACTTACCTTTATGATTATCCAATAACTCTCTCAACTTATTATGGTCGAAGTGTGTATGATGAACTGGAAAGTTACTATTGGGATATATTGCTTTAAACATCTTGTTATCATCATCACCCTCTTTCTTTTCCATATAGTATGGTGGGTCACAATATATCAGTTCGTTCTCGTGTCCTGGTATCACTTCTTCAAATGATTTACATTCAACACTCATATTCGGAACATTAAAATTCTTTACTCGTTGTATAGCATTTTCATACAATGATTCTTTCTTTAAAAAAATAGAAGAAAACCAACCTAAAAACATTGGCCCATATGATAGATTATGGTTGTACCAATAATATGCAGCTCCTAAGTCGTCTGCTAACTCAATAGACTTTCTATCATAATGGCTGGTTTTCCAATTTTTAAATAACTCTTGAACCTTATCCCAATGCAGTAGTGTATCTTTAATCTCATCATACTGCTCTTTCGTTGGTTCTAATTCTTGTAGTATCCCATATAATCTTTTTGGATTGGATAACTGATGTTGCCAGTAATTAACCAAGATATTAAATATATCATATCCTTTAATCCGAATACCTAATTCGTGTGCCCATCTAACTTCTAATGAACCACCGCCCACGAATGGACTAATGATTTCTTTTGGTCTGGGCCAGAACGGAATGTGATATGAAATGGTTTCATATGCTTTTGATTTACCACCTGCATATCTAATTGGTGTTCTCATCTAACTCCTCAATCTCTTGTTGTAGTTCTGCCTTCAGTCTGGCACGATTATAATCTGTTTTAACTTTATGAACTATCTTTGTAGGGATTGGTGTGTCTTTCATAGTTAAAGTCTTTTGAAACTTTTTCTGTTTCTGCTTCTTCATCGTAATGTATAGATATCTTTGATTAAATGTTCATCACCATTCATATCTGTAAACTTAGTAGGTAAATTATCATACTGACCTTTAGGAACTGCGCCGTGGTCGGTCATAGAACCTTTAAGTCGTTTCGGTGGTAATCCTTCTAAATCACAAGTATCCCATTGTAATTCATTATCAATACCTTCAACCTCTACAATAGGTTTACTTTTATTGAATCCATATAATTGTATCAATGGAAATCTCATCTGATAAATTGTTCGTCATCATATGTGTTAACAAATTCAGGACCTGCACATTCCCAAGAACAATAGTTCTTAACAATAGCACCTTTAACTTCTGTTCTATTAGGTCGGTTCTCGTGATTGGATTGATATGGTTTATCAGACATTGGCATATCAAAATGTTTTGCTATTACGGTTTTGACTGAACCGCAACTAAAACACTTTCTTCTGATTGGTGCAACTATTGGTCTTGTTTGTTTTCGGCCTCTTGGTGGCATTGTAACTCCTTGTTTTTATTTATTCTTTAATCATTGTATACATTAACCACACACCAAATACTAATCCAAGGGCTTCGCCCATTAAAGGATAAGTTTGAAATAGTGGTAGTGGTTCTGGTATCATTCGTATATCTTGTTTAATACGCCTGCTAATCTGATACCACTTTGGTATAATCTTTTCTTTACTAATGGAAAATTATCATACATATATAATTCTGCTTTATCGTATGTGTTTAAAAATGGGTCATTGAAGTCTTCGTAGATATCTCTAACATAGTTATGTGATTCCATTACCCAATCTTCTACATTACCTTGAAAAACTTTTGTATTGGTATGTTCCCTTATAACGAAGTCTGATAATTCGGTATAGCTTAAATTGTAATGTTCAATCATATCGGTATCCCAAATCAAATGTAGATTAGTTGGTGAATGCCCATACCATTGTGCTTCAATCTTATTACCACCCCAATCTTCATATTGTCCCGTGTGCATTGGTTGATGAACATCTCCAATTAAATGAACTAAATACTTTAAATAAAATGCTTTAGTTTCTTTATCGGATACCTTATCTTTCAATACTTCAATACACTTGTCAATTGCCATCATAATATCTCCACCTTGAAGTCGTTCTATTTCAAACCACTCTTTATCTAATGGGATATTAATATAATGCCATTGTCCGTATTGTTTATATAGTGGATTAGATTTCATCTCATCAGGCCAAGTAGATACTCGGGCTAATGATTCTCCATCTAACAAATATACTATTTGATTATAGGCATCGGGAGATAAGTGTTGTTCGGCAATATAACCAACTGAACGATGTCCAGTATCTCCCCAACTCAATATTTGGGATAAAAATAATACTATAATTAATACATACTTCATTATAACTCCTTATAAAAAATTAGTTTCTTATTTTCACCCGTTGGTTTAACGAATAGTTCTTTCAGTTCTTCTTTATTGTTCCACTTCATACTTGATGATTTATGTTCTGGTAGTCCTGCTGTTTTTCCTACGAGTTCCCAATTGTCTGCTTTGTAAACTGCTCCGTTGTTACCACCTGCTACAAATGTCAGTAAGTGTTTTAAGTCATCACCATACTTTTTGTACCACGCAGTCTTACAATGTTTACGAACTTGTTTTAAAATTTGTGTTCCTGCATTTTTAATCGTATGAGGTTTCATACAAAATCTCCAATTGGATGCGAATTCATTGAATACATCTTTGTATTCATCTTTGGATAAATTTACTCTCGTTAATAAGTCTTTTGGTGGTGGATAAACTGAACTACCTATTCCTATCATGCCGATTGGTTGTGGTAGATTAAATTGATTTACAATGGTATCGTCAAAAATTAACCAATCTATTCTACGACCTACTGATACTGCGCTCGGAACATATGAATGGTATTGTTCAATAATGAATTGAACTAATTGTTTTTGGCTGTCTGAATGAACTTGTTCTAAATATAACATCTGTCTATTGAGTGTTTGAGCGGTTAGTAGGAATTGAACCTACATCTACTGACTGGTAGTCAAGTGAAATAACATTATTCTATAACCGCAATAATAAGTATAATTGAATAACCTGAAAATGTAATTTATTTTTATTATTGAGAAGTGCGACGAAGTCGGTAGGTGAAATGAGTCGGAGCAAAGTTACGACGAGCAAAGTAAAGCTAACAAAGTTAACGAGTATATAAGGTATAGAGGTATAGAGAACTTATCTAATCTGATATGTTTCAATACTTGCTAAGAACTCAGTAATGGATAAAGTATTACCTTTGCTATCCTTAATTCTGATATCCTCTAATAGAGAACTACCTTGATTGATTAGTTTCATAAGTATGGTGAATCCTTGTTGAGTATGAAAGGTATTGAATGATGTTTCCCCCAATACATTATGACTAGAATTGATGACATCTTGTTCGGTATCATCAGGGCCTAATATATAGTATGTAGTGTTGATATTAATAACTATCAAGTTGATTTCTCAAATACGCTCTTTTGTTTAATAGCAAGGAATTCAATACGCACCTTTCGTGATACGAATAAAGGTGTTATTAATTCTATAGGGATGCGATTTTTTAATAATGGATGAGCGAGTCCGATTGGCATATACTGCGATTCAACTTCTTAGGTTTACGGTTAACCAAGGGGGTGGGGTGCAAATGTATGTCATTATGTCATACTATGGGATTATGCGATGTAAATTGATTAGCGCTGTAGGTTTTGGAACCTTATGTGACACTATGTCATAGGTGTGGAACTGTTGTAGTACTGTATATACCAGTGATATAGACCTCGGTTCCCTCGGATTTAGTTGTTGCTTCTGGACTTTATGGCGTACCGCACCTATTGCTTGATAAGATTTTGAATTTCAGAGCGAATTTATTTTAAGATTTGATGCCAAGGGGGGTGCAAACCAGTTGATTATTTGGGTAATCCAAGATGTCGCTCGTGTAATCCAAGCGAAATGCCGGGTTATTTTTGCCCATATATACTAATATACGACATTTTTTAATCAATGTCAAGCTTTATTTGCTTTATTTTGAAAATAGTTTACTGAATTATAACATTTTTTGGAATTCTTCGAATGCCATATACTCTATTTCTTGGTCTTGCGGTATAGCAAGAGGTGCTTCTTCATTTTCCTTTGGAAAATCATTATCGCTAGATGCATCCCCTGGGTGGAGACCCGCATGGGTCTCAGCAATAACGGTATTCTTGGTCTTGCGCACCACATTAGCCATATCTTCGTGACTAATTACTGGTGTTGCTTGGTCTAGCGCTCTACCTATTGCGGTATCTCTATGGCGATACCATCCACGATTACTTTGATTTAGGCGGTATATACAGTTGAAACACAGTAAACGCAAATTATCTATTCTGGTATTCTGTGGATTCTTATCTAAAAAATCCAGTATTAAGGGAGGTTGCTTATCTTTTATGTCTTGAAAGTCTTGATTGCAATTATTACATTGACATTTCATATACCCCTCTCTGATGGCTTTAGTCAATAAAGTGTCTTCTCTATAGGGATTTGGGTTCTTGCCTTCCAAAATTAACTTTAAATCCCACGCAAATGCACCTGAATTACTTCGTCTAATGCCTTTTGAAGATTGTAACGGAGCGTATAAGTCATACATCTTGGCATATTTCTTGAAAGTATTTTTTGAAACTCCCATATAGATAGCAGCCTGTCCCATAGATTGCGTAGACTTGATTGCCGCTTTAATCTTTAGAGGCGTCATATGTGATTGTCCGTAGTCTTTTCTACCAGGTTTCCCTTTGAATTTCATCTTTTGCACCATATTCTTTGTATCTTTCATTAATTACCCCTTTAAGTGTGTCATTTTTACCATCAAGATAAATGTCGTGTCGCACACATACAAGTATTATATTGAAATTATCTTGATATTGTTCTTGACACCTTTATCTGTATCAATAACTATTGATTATTTGAAAATGTGGTTGATTTGTTTGGATTGGTGGGTGAGTTTCCCTTGAATACCCTTAGATTCCCTAATATTCTAATAAAAGCCAGATGATTAGGTTTAGTAATAATATGATGAATAATATGAGTCCTATCTCTTGATATAGGTTAAAAAGTCCTTGATTATTCTGTATGGTGGTAGATATATCCATAATATTACTATTTCTTGATTCGAAACCATACTACTGGCTTCTCTTGTTTCTTAGTCGTCTTAGGTTTTGTCCATTTTAATAGTAGACAAATGACCAAAATCCCTAACGCAATTAATATATATAATATTGTTTCCACCTTGTGTATAAATATATAAATGGGCATAAAAAACCCACCGATTAGGTGGTTATTTACGAAGTAAATCTATTTATTGCGATTCTAAATTGTGCGGATTCACCATCCATTATTCAGAACTGATGAACTACCCTACTGATTAACCTATGGTTAATGATGATTATCAATGATTTATTTACTACGTAAATCTCAGAATCAAAACTTATTCAATTCCTTTATCA